CCAGGGTGAGCTCCGACTTGTTGATACAACCCTGTGTATCTATTCTCATTAAGAGTTCGTTTGTCTTCCTTAAGGATTTTTAGTTTCAACTTCATTATTCAGGCTCCTAAGCATTTGTTCTGGTATCTCTCTAAATAGTTGATCTCCGGCATAAATGTCATAAACCCAAAACTCTACCGGAAATTCTGTGACAGATTCCCAATCATTGACAAAAATTAAAACAGGATCACTGACAACAATGCTCAAACCGCCAGGCGACATTAATTTGTCAGGATCTTGCAGGACCACCAAGTCGCCTTTTTTAAATTTAGGCTCCTCTGATTTCACGGTAAGCGCCAACTGAAAAAGGCCAGATTTCTGTTGCGATGTCTAGACACGCCTCTGCGACTTTCTGTATTTCCCATTGAGCACCCTCATGAATTCTTAAGTCAACAAACTTAAGTAGGTTGCCTAAGTTTACGGTACCGTAATACTTGGCGTAAAGATTTTGAGGGAGTACTCCTCTCGCTTGTTCGCGGCAGACTCCAGCGGCTATTAGATCCTCAAATAATCTGAGTGACTTTGTGTGGTGCATTTGAATTGCTTGATGAGCCGTGGTCTTATCCGAGTGCATCGGGGACCAATTCTCCATCTCCGGATTGATTAGGTCCTCTAAATTCGACGCTTGTCTGTTAGTCTCATGTTGAGTCCTGAACGATTTGGGTAAATAGAAATTCATATCTACTTCAGTGTATCGTCGCGAGATCTCGTTGTAAGCCCAAGTGCGGTGTCTCATGTGCTGAGACCTTACGAACATTGGAACTTCAAACATAAATGTAATCGAGTTGTGTTCGAATGGGGACGTGTGCTTATGCTTAATCAAATACTTAATCAAACTCTTATCTTTTTTGGTTAAGGGTCTGGTATTGTCTTGACCGAATGAGACACGGGCAGCATTGGCTATCATTTTATCATCTCCAACATGTTGGACATAAGAGACTTTACCAATGCCGTCTCCGTAGAGTTCTATTTCTTTCACTTCTTACCTCGGACAAACTTGACCTTTCTTCCCTTCGCCTTTGCAGTGTAAGAAGTCTTCATAGCTTCCATCATCGAGTTAGGGGCTGGATGTTCTTCTTCATCAAGATCTTCGTAAAGTGGGATTCCAAACTTCTTTCCGACTTTTGCATCCGGTCCGCCTTTTCCAGCTTTTGGGATGAAAGAGTAGTCAGATCCGCCTTGCATGAGTTCATCATCCATGACTTGTGAGACTTGCTCTGAGCCTGGAGCTCTTCTGAAGCCCATAGGGTTGTCGTAATCAATTTCATACATGGTAAACACCATCTTATCATTGCCTTCTTCAATAGTCATCTTCTCGCCCCAAACAAATCCCCATTGTGTGAATTGTCTATTTAGTTGCTCGACGATATCTTTGTCGGGTGGATTGAGAATCATCGCAGATTGTTCAAAAATTCCCATAAAGTTTCCGCCGACTCGGATAGCTTTCATGTTTTCTGCTTCAATAGCTTTTTCCAAGTCCCTCTTGAGGTATTCGTTATCAAGATCTCTAGCTTGCTTAGCCATTGGATTTTGACCAGACATGATCGCAATCGTATTCACAGAAGGGTCCTCACCTTTAAGTATTGACATTACTCTGTCATACTTTGACCCTCTAGCTTCATCCAGTTCAGCATCGTCCAACACTTCCATGATTAGATCTTTTAGTTTTTCTTCAGTCAGTTTCATCTTCTAGTCTCCCATAAACGTAGTTTTCTTTAACGACGTAAATAGTCTCTGAATCGGCTTTTATCTCCTGAACAATGGATCTCTCTACTACAATTATATCTCCAACATCTAGGCTTATTTCGCAATCGCAAGCCATTGCAAGTATCTCTCCTATGACATAGGGTGACTTAGGTGGTTGATATTCATCGGGCATTACAAACAATGGCGATTCTTTATCTTCTTTAACTTCTTCTTTTGGTAAGATCCAAAGGTGTCGGTTGTGCGGTTCAAATTTCATGTTTCCTCCAAATAAAAAAACCATAATATGTTATATTGTGAACAAAATAGATTGCTCATGTATACAATATAACATATTATGGTTGGTTTGTCAAGCAAAAAGATTACTTTTCTTCGTGCTCGCTCTTCTTGTCTTGAATCTCAACTCTTAAGTCTCGAAGCTTTTTCGTTGATTCCATCAGAACCTTTCTGGCTCTCGGAGCTGCTGATTTAAAACCATATGCTCCAGTTTCAACTTTCTCTAGATCCAACATAACTTGTTGAAGCTCTTTCAAGATTTGTTCTAATTTATCTCTCATAATTTCTCCTTAGAAAATTTCACAGGCTCCACCACCACAGGCGATCTCACCTGACAGATCGGTTTCGTCTGTTGTCTCTGTAATTAGGTCTAAATTAACGTTTTTCACCATCTCAAGCATTCTTTCGTAAGTCTCCTTGTCACAATCCTCGAATGGAGCTTGAATATATGTCCCTCCATCGTGAGGGAGAACGCTCAAACCATTGTATATACCTCGGTTATTCCACATCCACTCTCCAACAGTTTCCCACTCTCCATCTTTGATTGTTACAGTTGCAGAAACGTTGTGAGTGTTGTTGCCGTTGCCATGGCCGGGTTGGATCCAATCATTGGAAACCTTCTTTACTCTCTCGAGCAAGTCAAGTGCTGTTTCGTGGCGCGTTATTGCCCCTTCAGGAGCTTTTTGTGGCACAGATAGGATAGCAGTGTCATGTGGTCTAAAGCGGCAGTCCTCGACGAGCTCAGGCAGGTTATTGACGAGATATGAATAGATTGCTTCATTTTTTCCAACACGAAGTCTTCTAATGTAGTAATCGTTATGCCATGCATGGATGCCACTTGACGTGCCAAGAGCAAGAGAAGTTGTCCCTGCTGGTTTGACACAAGTCTGTCGTGCTGCTGGCTTAATGCCAATTCTCTTGGCAATGTCTTTGTTCACTTTTTTGACTTCTTTCGAAGCTTCTGTCATGTCAAGATCAAGAACACCACCTGAAGCAATACCAGTCATAGAAACGCCGATAAGAGCATCTCTTTCCGTTGTACGCTTCCAGATAGGTCTTAGGTAGTGAAAGTCAGTATACGAAGCCTGAAGGGTACCTATGAAGCTCGCAGACCGTGATCTGTGGTTAAGTTCCTCTTGGGTTGTTACGTCTGATACATTTATCTCCACCAAATTGCAAAACTGAAAAGGTCTCAAACCGATCTCGCAACATGGGTTGCAGCCCCACTCCTTATCGTTTGATAGATAGAATCCTGGTTCTCCAGATCGGGACTCTTCGACTCGTTTCCAGATATTCATGAAGGATTCTTTTCTCACCTTGTGTCTTATCAGGACTACAGAGTTGTTTGCTCGTCCTCGTTGAGGGTTGAGTTCCCACCATGCTCCTGCTTTTGCCCCAAGCATGTCTTCATCGTCAGCCGAGAATAAAGAAATAAGAGCGGCACGACGAATACCCCCCGCCAAAACTGCATCCGCAATGTAGCAGATGATATCATGAACCTCAATGGGAGTAAGTTTGTCACCGCTTTCTTTTGCATCTAAAATCCCCTCTACTTTTACCAAGCACTCCTTTAGTGGTTGTGGACCTGGTGCTTTGCCGCCACTTGTTACTAGTCTCGCACCTTTCGGGCGAATGTCAGAAAAATCAAAACGTAGCTTTGATGAGCCTTTAAAGTAAGACATCATAAGAGCTTTTACGGAGTCAGCCCACCCTTCGATAGAATCTCCAATAAGAAAACGACGTGTTCGCTTTGTGGAAGGCATGCGTATCTCTGGTAATCTTTCGACGTGGTGATGTTGTACTGAGTATCCAACACCTGTTCCGCCAAGAAGTAGAAACATAATTTCTCCGAATACACGGGGATCATCTGCAGGAGCGTAAGCGCAATTAAAGATGCGGTTTGGAGAAACCTTAATTGGTTTGCCTCCGAATTGCATTGAGCGCATGGATGGAAGAATTTTTTTATTCCTTACAAGTTTGTAAGTCTCGACAATCTCGTTCTTTAGTTCGGGGAATTTTCCTATGTGCATATTCATGTTGCGATCGACTAACTCACCCCAGTTCTCTCGCCTGTTCTCTTCGTCTATAAACTTTGCGTACTTCATATGCACTGTTATGTCTGATAAAATCTTTTTCTCTAAATCCATTACTTACTCCTGTAAATGTTTGTTTTATTTTCCTGCTTTGGCGTATTTGTCCTTGAGCATTTGCAACGCATCGGTCGTTGATTGCATTCTCTCCGCTGATTCATCTCGGTCCAATATCTTGATGGTAACGTCAGACCAATCAACGTGAGCATCAAACACAAGACCATCTGGACCATTACGGTTTTTGGCAATGAAGAGGCGTCCTTTGTTTGCTTGCTTGTCTTGCACCGTTCTCGAGAGAGAAAAGATGAAGTCCGCGACAAAGCACTTATTGAATGCTTCAGAGATCGCCTCCATAGTGATGACTTCAGCATTAAGACCTCCTCGGTTTGTTTGAGACGCCGTCCAACAGGGGATCTCATAAGACTGAGCAAGCCCACGCAGGCCTTCATAGGTCTCCTCCAACTCATGACGCTTCTCTCCGGTTGCCCGAGGAGGTCGCAATAGGTCAGCATAGTCAACCAAGATCATGTCGGGCTCGATGCCTCGCTTACGTAATTTCTCAATGTGATTCTTGAGAGTTGATACAGAAGCTGATTTAGTTGGATACTCCTTGATAATTAGAGTGCCTTCAAGGTCTTTCACCTTTGCAATAATTTCTTTTTGTCTTTGCATATGTTCGTTCAATGGAACATCGGTAATGCAGCAGTCAAATCGTTGACCGACCGTTGTGTCTTTAAGCTCGAGAGTGTAATAAACAACAGTTTTACCTTGAAGTAGTGCCTGTGTGGCTAAATGAACAAGCACCATTGATTTTCCAGCACCGGTTGGAGCTACGACAACACCAAGTTCGGACTTGCCTAAGCCGCCTTTCACAATCTCATCCATACGAGGCCATCCAGTTGATATTGGATCTCGTGCAGCCAATTCGAAACGCTTTAGGAGATCTTTTTGAAAGTCGTGTCCAAAGTTGTTATCTGTCCCGAGGACTAAAGCATCTTTGATTAGCTTCTCGATCTGTTCGAATGAAGAAGTCTTCAATAGAGATGCCGATTTCATCATTGCCAGCTTTAGCACTTGTTTGCGACAAAAGTCAATTGACTTGTCTTTAATGAAATCACTCTCCTCGACACCTTCAGATGAATGAATCCTAGCGTAATACTCACGGACTGCTTGGGCAGTTGCTTTGTCGTGATGATTGAGTTCTGTTCTCAATAGGGTCATCATGACTTCGTTGTTTGGGTGAGTATTATATTTTTCTCTGTAGTTTATAAGTGTTTGTGCGAAAATTTGTAAATATTTTTTCTCAAAGAAGTCTACGTCTAAGACCTCCGTAATTTGGTCAAAGAAAGGTCGGTCTTCTAGCATAAGCTGGCACAGTTTTTCTTGAAAGTTCTTTCCGAAACGCGTAAAGGTTTCGCTCTTGGTAAATTCGTTCATTTGTCCTCCGATATTTTTGTTGGTTATATAAGTATAACCTGTTAAGCTCAAGTTGTCAAGTTTTTTTATCTTTTTACTCTTCGGAAGACTGTCTGTAGTGCTTCGAAGTTCAGGTGTACGGCGTCATCACCAAACAACATTTGTGTAAATTTTATTTTATTAAAACTTGGCTCAAAGTCATGAATGGCTTTTGTAATCAATTCACGATTCATTGGTCTAATGTTTGGGAATTGAAGCTGCATGATCTTGTAGTTCTCTTTAATTAGTTGCTCGTCCTTTTGAATGTTCTCATGAATCTTCAGTTTCTTCCCAATCATCACGCAGTCTTTCACAATGTCTCCAACTTCGTACTCGTCCTCTCTGATGAGATAGGGAAAGCGCTTGGCTATTGTCTTCAGTCCAGCACCTTTGATTCCGGGTAAGTTGTCCGAAGGGTCTCCAGCTATTGCTCTCGCTAATGCGAAGTTCTTTGGGTGAATCTTGAACTCATCAATGACAGAAGCTTCTGTAACAATTTTTTTCTGAATTGGTCGGTAGATCTGAACGCCATCTCGGCACAACTGGTAGAAATCCTTATCCGATGAGATGATGGTCTTTAGCCAACCTTCGTATCGAGGATGGTTGATTACGTGAGCGATGATATCATCAGCCTCTGTAAAGTCTGCTACAAGTTGAATTACAGGCATCTCATTGAGATACTCCATCAACCTTACTTGTTGATAGCCTTTGTTCACCAGTTCTTGCTCTGGTGATAGTTCAATCATTCTACGGTTAAATCTCACAGGCTTACGTCCTGCTTTGTA